TGTCATCACCCGATGGTTTTGGCTGCTTTCCCCCCGCTGGAGTACCGGCATCAGACCCTTTATCCTTGCTTTCGCTCTTATGCGCATACACATCCCCTGCGGGTTGTGTGACGAAATCACAATAGCGGACAAGCACATATGATGCAGGATCAATTCTCCCGTCAATGTCTTGATCGCCATAGCCAACACTTGAAACGCCAATAGGCACACCATGATCAACAAGTCCGGCCAACAAGGCGTTATATTCTTCGTCAAGTATTGTGATCTCCACAAACAACTTGCCATCCTGTATGTAAGGGTTTTCCGCGACCCCTACAACTCCTTTGTATTCAGTGCCATAATCATCATGACCATCGCGAACAGGAGTGCTTGCTTTTGCCGCAACAAGGCGTTGTGCGAGTTCAGTGGGATATACACGGCCATTCCCATTCAGCACATCAAGCCGCCAAATGGGGGCGATCCATACATTGCCCTTGTCCCCGCCTTTCTCCTCAATCTTACGTTTCAGCAGAACATAATCAGGATTATCTTCCTGCAATAATTTTTTCCTATCCATAATCACTCTCCCGGTGCAATCCCACACTCACAACCACGATGGAACGGCGGATGCTTCATGTCCTTACTTATAACCCTGATATTCCCGTAACCGTCAGGAACCTTCGCATTTTTGGCAAGAATGGTGCCATGGACTGAAACGACTTTCCCATTAAGATTCTGGCAGAAGGAACAGGCATCTGGCTTTGACACGACATGATATTTTGTCACGCCCAATTTATCATACTGATATAAATTGAATGCATTCCCACCTCGTATCGTTTCCTCCTGCGATTCAAATGCGGGGACATCACTCACCCAGGTATCAACAAGTGAATCAATCGCAGAAGGAATATCAGCAACATCAATGCCGGAAACAGCCGCCTTCAGATCATTTACCCTGTTATTGAAGAATCTCCCGGTAACACCTTCACAATACTTGTGCACGAAATCATCCATCTGCTCCTGTGACAATGTAATGTCTTTCACCCCGGTGGCTTTTTGATTGATGGGGAGCAACCTGTTCATGATCTTCTCAAATACAGGTTCTATGCTGTCAGTCATCGCCTTCTTTTTATTGGTTATGCAGGAATCAATGAATTCCTGCACAATATCGACATCACCTGCCTGTGAAGCGATTTGCTGGAGGTTTTCAATCTCTGTCTTGATTGCCTTACGCAGACATGCCTCAACCGCAGTCCGGTCTGTCTTTGTTACGGTTCTCACTTCTTCCAAGTATTGCAAATCACGGGTTTGTTTCTCAAAAAGTGGATTTGGCTCTGGCAATCCAAGTGTCTCACGCACAAGTTTTTTCTGTTCCGTATTGAGCACCCTTCCACTTGCCACATCTTTCAGATTCGCATAATTCAATGGGAAGAAATGTTCGTCTCCACCTTCAACCGGATTCATGTCCTCTTTTGCGCGTATCTCGTTGACGCTCAACCATCCGTCAGTAATCCCATAATGATAAAATGCACCCCGTGCCGCACTGTCACCACGAAGCAATCCATCAAGCGAAATCTTTACATATTTGTCAGCATCGCATATCTTCTTATATCCGGCTTCCCATGACGCGATGCGCGAACCAAACGCATATACGACAAGTTGTATGCCCTGATCCTCGCTGTTCCTAAAAGTCGCATTCTCAAGGCTGCCAATAAAGAACGGCGGAACCCCAAAACGACGCGCGACTTTTGGTACAGTCGCATTTTCCGCATCTATCAGGCGTTGGCAATCATCATGTTCAAGATGAATCGCTTCATATTTTGTGCCTTCACGCATGAACAGCACCTTGTGATGATTCCCCGCACCATTATGTGCCGCATAAAAATCCGCCTTAGCCTTGTCAAACATATCATCGGATATATCTTTGGGCACGGTCATGGTATCAGTTATCGCCCCACCATTCTTGTAATAATCAGTAGACAACTGTTGCGCTTGCTTCGCTTGTTCGATGTCTGCGGTTGCATACACGACAGGGCAAATACATTTTGATACGCCAACCGGCAGGTTGTGGAATTTCATGATGTCGCGATCCGGGAACAAATCACCGGTCTGCATATATACCCAGTACAATTGCCCGTCAATATACCTCGTATCCATTGATCGTGGACTGACAGGAATCAACGCAGTTGGAATCCCTGATCTGCTCCGCTGGATAATAGCAAGAGCAATACCGTGTAATTCATAATTGAATTGCATGATAAAACGCCACTGATAGTAATCCATCTGCGGGCATGGATCAGACAGCAGATAAGGAACCGCACCACCATTGACTTCAAAATGATTTCCTCTTGCGTCTTTCCGATATACATGTTCCGGCAATTGTGCCATAGTTCTGCAAAGGCTAACGATACAAGACCAAAAGGCACTGTTTTCCATTTCTGGATATATGGTAGCTGGCTGATAACTGCTGCTGGAACTCATAATCGAAGATACATATTCCTGTAATTCTTCAATTTTCTTATCAAGGTGTGCATCGGATTTTTTATGCCTGAATATGCTTAGAAAACTCATGCCACCAATGTAACGCCATAATATATAAAACCGTCACATGAAAGAAAAAAGCTGGCTTACCTTTGTAATCTGTGCCGCCTGACCTTGAACCTCTGCCGTATCATGTGCCATAACCATCGTTACAACCCCATCAATGCGGGATGCGGATTTCCCACGATCTGGTTTCACCAATTTCACCAAATCGTTTGAATACTTCGCTTCCGCACAATCCATCATCCAATCCGCAACAGGATCATCACAGACAACCTTTCCCACTTTATAATCATGCTCAAAGCTGATGATGCATGGTGAGATTGACCGCCATCCCTGTGAGAACTCAAAGCCAACATCACCCCACCAGTCAGGCATAAAGACATTAAGCAACTTAAGATGGTAGGGATCACCGGCAACAAAACGGAGGTTATATGTATCACGGTCTTGGCAGATATCATCTGCAATGACGGCATAATCAATAACCGCTCCGGGGGTAGGGATGATATATCCTGCATTGATCCAATCATATAAAGGCACTTTCAGCCTACGTGACAGATTATCTGTTTCTGTTTCGGGGATATAATACCGATTTACGAAGTGATGAATGCCATCAAAATAAAAATCTTTCGTATATGCCGTAAAATCTGATATCGTTGACAGGTCAAGTCCGCCAAAACATTGCCGTTTTTTTTCAACGAGTTCATTCTGATCAATGGGTTTCTTGCAAGCAAACCATTTTGGCATGTCAGCCCAACGGCTATTATCCATCACCCAAATGTCAAGGTTTTTCGTCATGAATGTATTGACCGCGGACTTACCCATTTCAACGGCTTTCAGATAATCAACCTCAAACGTTTCGGGAATTACAGACACCCCCCAATTCGGGTTTGCTTTCTGCCATACATCAGGTTCTTTTATATTTCCAATGTCTTTTTTGTCCGGCGCGAAGATCGCCACAAAATATCTTTCAGCTGCTTTGTCATTGAGAATCCCGCGTACCACACGTTCCGCATAATCATGCTCCTGCTTGCAAGGCGAAAACAGGTTTTTCCCTGCCGTCGTCACATAGAAACACAGACATTCAGGATCCGCAATCCTTCCCTTCAGGATGCTGTCAACAAGATCACGGCTATCATGTTCATGAAACTCTTCGACTATCAGGCAATGGAACACCCGCCCATCCTTCGGGTTGCTGGTGACTGCAACCATCTTGCGTGTCCCCATCTTCGTTTGCTTAAAATTCTTTGAACAGGAGAATTTCATACCTTCATGACCCGCCAGTTCCATTTCCAGTTGTGCGGATTCAAAGCAATTACCGGACTGTTCAAGACTTGTCGCGGCAATATAGGTACTTCCGTTCTTATCCCCTTCTTCATCACTGAAAGCCATATAATTGCCAAGGGCACCAACCCAGGTTGTCTTTCCATTTTTCCTTGCTACTTCTGTGTAGGAGTCAATAAACCGTCTGACATTATCGTTCTTACGTACCCATCCGAAGAGCGTACAGGTAATGAATATCTGCCATGCCTCCAACCTCATGGTTTTACCTCGCTTCGCGCCTTTGGGGAACACAAGGTTGTATCCTATCCATATGAGTGGCTTAACCGCTTCATCCCAAGAAAATGACCATTCCCAATCAGTGCGTTTCAGATCATCAAGCTGACGTTGCACCATTTTCTGCTCAAGCTCACCCGCAATCCTTTTTCCGCTTGTTACCGCGGCAACATAATCCTTGTATTGTGTGATTGCAAATTCCTTGATTGCATTACATACGGTTATCGGTGGCTTCTTCATTACCCTTCCATCTTAAAAGCATTCGTAATGTTTTCGTCTTTTGTTACCTGTGGGTTATCTGGTGGTTCTGGCGTGGAGAGGTTCTGCCTTGATTTTGGTGTGGCTCCATATTCCTTCATGATGCGCAAATAATCTGCGGACGCCTTGCGCTGTTCGTCGGTATCAATCGACGTGCGCCATACTTCATAATCATGACAGGCCATCTCGACAAGCGGCAAATCCAGATAGGATACCGCACCAGCACCGATGAGGATCTTTAAAATGTCGCGCCAATGTTTTTTCCCGCAGTTCTCCAATGATTTTGGAGCCGGAGGAACTTTTTTTAGTGGTTCAAGTACCATGAAATTCTTTTACCCCCTTGAAAAAATTTTTATCGTGTGTGTGACGGCACGGGGCGCGCTTAGGTCGTGGTGATTTTTGAGGTTTTCACCCCTCCCCCTCCCCTTTGTGAGCTTTGTGAACCATCGCGTCCAACGCGCCCTTTTGCGTGAAGTACTCCTTAATCCTCCGGCGATCCTCAACACTCTTCTTCAGGTTGCATGACTGACACAATGGTTGGTAGTATTTTTCGTCAAGCGGGAAATACCCCCACATGTCCAGCATCACTTTTCCGGGAATATCCTTGTGGTCTACGACGGTTGCACGCTTCCCACAAATGGCGCATACCGGGTGTCGTAACAAATATTCCTTAGCCCATTGCCGCCATTCCCAAGTATAGCCGCGTTGTGTCGCATTCTCGCGTTTGTCCGGCGTTCTTCCGACATGCATGATCTTCTGATATGACCACGAGGCAAGACGCTTGCGTAGGCAATCATCACAATAGCCTTCAGGGTTGTTATGGAGGTTCGGGCATCCGGGTGTCTTGCATCGTTTCTTTAATCGTCCGATCATCTACCAACCTTCAAGGAATCCGGTATATGCTGTTCAAAATCATTGCCAGAAGACTTTCTCAAGTCATCTTCATGTCTATCATTGATGCTCCCACGTTCAGCACACAAGAGATCAATGGAACAACCAGTATAGTGTCGTTTGTTTATCACCCATGTCCCCGGTATCTTTCCAAAGAACGCATACAGATACCCTGTGTATCCTTCATCCCCATCGGCAAAAGTAATCCTATCTTTACCTGCAATCTTTTCCATCGCTTCCTTAAGAGCTTTATAACTTACCAGTTTCCCCATCATCGGAGTCGGAACATTGATCTTCAGACGCGTATCTATGCGGTCTCCAGCATCGCGCGCAATGGTACGGTATTTGTAAGCGTTCCTGATTCCTTCTTCATAATCGGGATTGATGGTAAGCCATTGTATCCGCGTTGCCATATGCTTACACCCCGGTGTAACACCATAGAAGATGACGTGAAATCTTTTGATTGAATCGCCAAAAGACTTTGGCACAAATTGATAAAATATATTCATTTTCCATTCCTTTTTTGTACTTTTTTGCGAATTATGGGAAACACAACATCAATCATCATCAAGTACAACACGGATGACTTTGTATCTTGTCCGGCATACCGCGCGACATTGCAAGTCCGATTCAAGCGTGGTGCGCGGTATCCCCGATCTGTCAGATAGTTCCTGTACTGTATCAGCCACAAAAACGGGCAACTCATATGCGTCATTTGTGACGATCTCGTAAAGCACCCGGCTATCCCTTCCTGCCATTCCCGCAAATGTCCTTGCAAAGGCGGTCAAAGTCATCAAGACTTCTGACAACCATATAGGGCACATTTGCACTTCTGCAAACCTCTTGAAATTGTTTCTGATGAACTGACTGGTGGCCTTTTTCCTGTTTTACCTCAACGTATCCAATACACACCCCGGTTTGCATAGGAAACCAGACAACCAGATCAGCACACCCCGGAAGCAACCCCATGGTCTTTAGATGTTCAACCCTGATCATTGCCTGACGTGGTGCACATCCGCGTCCTACAGCTTCATTGGGGACACTATGGCAGACTATATGCTTGAGTTGACAATATCTCACGATAGCCTGTTGGATATGGTCTTCAGGCTTTATCATTCTGCACGTCCTTGATATACAGGCTTTCACCGGGTTTCAGAGTACGGATACGGTACATATCTGCCATTTCACGTACCCTACGCATTACAGTCCCGTCAAGAGGACGTTTCCATACCCCATGAGACCGGAGTATGCTCAATACATCCTGATGAATGTCATAGGCGTGCTTTTTGTCTCCCGGTGCCCATCTGTTCAATTCCTGCCGTACTGCTTCGGTTGTTGTCATCATTGTCGCATCCCCCTATCAGAACGGAATCGAATCATCATCGAAAGATTCAGGTGCGGATGATGGTGAACTTGTATTTTCAGATTGTGCTGTCTGTATGGATTTCTGTGCTTCCTGTGGTTTCTGCTGTTGTTTCTGGTAATCCATGTAGTCAACATTCTCCACAACCACAACGATCCTGCTGTGTTTCTGCTGATCCTGTGATTGCCATGTTTCTTGTCTTAATTTCCCACAGATGGCGACATGTCTTCCCTTTGTAAGATATGGCTTCAGGTTTTCTGCCGATTTCCCAATCAGCGCACATTCAAAGAAGTAGGTGCAATCAATATATTTTTCAGCTTGTTTCCTCTGATCCCCGACTGCAACAAAAAACTTTCCTATTGCCGTGCCGCCTTTTGTATATACAATATTAATGTCCTTTGTCAGATTCCCCACCAGTGACACACAGTTCATGTTTCTTGACAATTTTCTTAACCTCTCGATCAATGTATTCGGCTTGATCAACCTGTTTTTTCTGCTTCAACTTCATGTAACGTTTCCATTGGTCACAGGGGAGCTTGCAATCATTACAATCAAAATTAAAGTCATACCCCTCGCATGGTCGTTCATAGATACCCTTTTTTACGCAAACCAAATCACATTGGTTTGCAACTATGTCATTCAGCTGTTCGCCGAACCGTCTGATCTCAAGCCTCAAATCATTGATCGCTTGGCTATGGCTTTCTGTAGCCTTCGCGATTTCCCTTAGCTGGCAGATAATAAACTGGTATTCCTTATCATCAACCATACCAATCAATAACCTTTGTTATATTCAGAATGATGAATACAATACCCCCCCTGTATTGTTACTATTCTCACCCATTTTTCACCCCTGAATCTTGCTGCATTTTGTTCGTATTTGTCTTCATGTTCTTCTTGATCCAAAAGACAACTGCATTCAGTATGCACATGCCGACATTCTCACAGAACTTTGAATCTTTCTTCTCGATTTCAGACTTCACGTTGAACATGATCTTGTTCTTCATATCCCCATCATGCAGTTCAATCTCAATTTTCATCATTAGCCTCCTTAAAAAACACCATCCATCTTGTTTTTCCTCTAATGTCTCCATATAAGGGAAGTTTCCTAATTACTTTCAGAACTTCATTTACGCTTATTTGGTTTTCACTCCATTTGAAAACAAGAGTTCCATTCGGCCTTAATACACGCCAACATTCATCAAAACCTTTTCTAATTGTGGTTTTCCAATCTGAATCCAATTTCCCATATTTTTTGGCCATATAGCTTGTATCACCCAAAATACGCAAATGGGGAGGATCAAAAACAACATGAAAAAATGTTTTATCAGGAAAAGAAAGCTTGGTAAAATCATCAAAACAATCAGGATTGACAGAAAACTTACGTCCATCGCATAGCACCAATTCTTCTTTTCGCTTATCACAATAGAGAACAGATGGTGAATGTTTTTGGTAATAGAACATCCTCCCACCACAACAGACATCTAGAATTAGCTTTATATCGTGTTTTTCCATCTCCACCTTCCTAAAAACCGCTATTGCTCATAGTGGTGAAGTTTATTGCCGAACCACTAAATGCATTGGTGGCTATTTTCCCGAATACAACAATAACGTTCGGAAAAGGTGCATTTAGCTTTCCACCAAATCTCAATCTTCCCCGAATAAAACGAATTTCGGAGGCATGGCGCATCACGATATCATGCCACCATGCCTGATCTGTTCTTGATGGGAGCAAACAAACAATGACAGCACCCCGGATAGAACTCTCATAGGCTTTTCTTACCCATGCGTTTATCTCCCCATAAGGTGGATTCATCTAACAAACACCAATCCAATCCTGTGTAAGTCCGTCCTGTTCCGGGGTAAAAAAATGTGAGCACTTGGCATTTTCTGGAAGCGCACAAACATCGGTTTGAAAGCTAAACTCTGCATCCAATTTATTGAAGAAGCTCTGTGGTGTTTCCCAATTATCAGTTCCCCTCATAATATTTCCTCCCATCCACGGCGATGAGAGGGTAGATGTCCAGCACGTCCAGCGGGTTTTTGCAGAAGTGCATCCCTTTCTGGCAGATTACTGTCTCCTTTTCCGGGGTGCATTTCTTCTCCGCCACGGATATTCCTCAATTCAGTTTCCCTAAGTACCCGTGCGTAAGGACGCGGGTATTTGATCCGAACGAACACCAGATCAATAAAAGTTCCTCCGACAGACATTCCAGAGAGTATGAATGCCGCAATTTTCTCAAACTCATGTCCATCGAACAGGTAAATGACGAAAATGATCAGGGCGATCACACCAAGACTCACCAATACCCGCAGAAACGTGATATTCTGGCGTTTTGTCATCAGGATTTTCATTTTTGCGCCCTCTCTTCATTGCCCCAAGAAATCAGAACATTAAGGTCTTTGTCATCAAGCAATTTGACATCATTGCAGGGATGGTAAAGCACGCCATACTGTCTTTTTTTTGCCTCACATTCCTTTTTCACCGGACAATCGTCACAATAAATTTGTTCACAAATATTGGAAGCTTCGCGTTTGAGCCTTTCATGTTCGGTACGTTTATCCCTTGCTTCTTTAAACGTCATTTCTTTCCATACCCTTTCAGATCCGCGGCAAGACATTCAAGCCTTGTTGCCGTCTGGCTTATATCCTCTACGGTCAGCTTTTCATTGATGTATTCCTCAAGCTGTGCCAGATGCTCTTCGGACAAATCGTTGTCAGAGATTGGGATTTTCCGGCAAAGGAAACGGTATAGTTCAAAAAGAACCCAATTCATTTTTTCGGTTCTTTTTTTATCCCTGCGATAACGCGCAATTTCCTCTCCCAGTGCCGAACCGATTTGCAACCATTCTGATTTCTTTTCCAGCCATTCCTTTGCGCTTCGGGCATGGTATTGGTTTTCCATGAACGGGTTTGTATCTATATCGGGAAAACCCTTGTTGATGACAAGCGCACGCCAGAAACTCACGGGAATATCAGTATTCCTGTATGGTGCCTTGCGCTTGGTGCGGAGCCTGTAGTCATCCCCGAATTTCTGCACTTCAAGCCATCCGAAGTTTTCAGGCAATTCATTTGCATCGCAAACCACTCCCGGAGTAGTTACCAGATACATTTCATTGCAGAATCCCAAATAGGACTGCATCTTGCTGTCATGCAGGAAATCCGAACGGCTTATCTTGACTTCATATCCATACGTCAGTGGTGCGGTATATGACTTCTGCAATGCCCACGCATCCATACGCCTCACTTCACTGTCAGTAAACCCCGTGTTCACTTCCTTGTAAAAAATGTCCTTCACATGCCTTTTTTCCAAGAGTTGTTTTATGTCTTTTGCAGTCAGGTCGCATTCATCCATTTTCCTCACCTCACATTCGACAAATCGGATTTGAGGCGCGACAACCGTCCGCAATCCTCACAAATCAGGTATTTGCCTTGTCCTTCACCTTGTACGACTCCCCATATGGTCGAATACGGGAACCCGGTAAGTTTCTCAATTGACCGCACCCCGATGCTTTCAGGGAAAAACGGGATGGCCGCAGCTACTTTCGCCTGAATCTCTGACGGGATTCTGGTGTTATGGTTCATACCTTCTCCTCCTGTATGCGCCTGATCTGGCGTGTCAGTTTCTTGTTGATGACGATGTTGACGTCACGTTCCTTGATCCCCAATGCGGACATCATCTGCTGGATCATGATCTTGCAGTCCCCAATTTCCTCCGTCGCCATTTTTTTGGCTTCGGACTCCGCATATTTGTCAACGGCACGGTATGCCTTGCACAATGCCTTCTGGAGTTCCGAAAGCTCCTCAACGGCAATGACGATCTGCGGACGTTTCCCGTAATAGGTGAGGATGTCACCACATTGTTTCTTGCACAGTGTGTCCATGATCAGGCCTTCACCATGCAATAGCCGTACAGGATGTACGAGAATGATGTTTTCAGGAAACCGGATTCGGTACAGGAAAGTCCTGTAAACAATGAAGGATCAAAGTCAATATATTTCTGGTAATTGCCGATGAAATAGGAACATCGTTCGGAACGCGGATCATATCCGCAGGACATAAGGTATGTGTATACATGCGACAATGCGATCTTCTGCGCAAACGCGGCTATCGACTTCGATTCCTTGTAATCCCCGCGGAACGGCTTGATATCCACCGTCAGCTTCTCTATTTCTCCCATGTCGGATCAACCCCCATTTTCTTGAACAGTTCCTTCTGTTCGTCAGTCAGTTCCTCAAGGATCGGCTCCATATGCCACCCTTTCCCGTCTTTGTCCGCAACAATCGTTTTTTTGCATTCAAGGCATGTGCCGTCTTTCTCAAGCGGTGCGCCGCAATCAAGGCAATGATCAGGCTTTGGATCCACTGGTTGCACCCCGGTGGAAACGATGGGGTTCTTGTCAAGCCAACGCTGGTTTGTAAGCCAAGTGATCAGGAGCGGTATGTACCTGCCGTGCTCGCGTTTCCAGTCTTCCGAATCCTTCTGCCAGCCGATTGCATCAAGCATCGCGGCGAATGTATCCGATGTATCACACATGGTCTGGAATACCGCCCATGTCTGCGGTTTCGCCGTGCATTTCGGGTAGGTGTCCCATAGTTTCTGGAAGTCTTTGTTTTTTTGGTTAGGGGGATATGGGGGAGTATTATTATATATATTAATATCTCTTTGCGTGGCTGTAATTTTTACAGTCTCTCGGCTGTAATTTTTACAGTCATATTTTCCATTGGCTGTAATATTTACAGTCTTATCAAACAGCATTTTCTGATAGTCTGCCGGACTGATCGCACGGTAATGGTTTTCCGTATTGCTGATGCGTTCCTTGACAAGATACCCCTTGTCACAAAGGCTCTTCAGGGTGGTGATCATGGTCTTCTCGCATGTACCAGTCCATGCGCAGAGGTATTCGACAGTACCTGTATACATCTGGTCACAGCATTGTGAGAATCCATAGATGATGCTGTAGACAAGCAGTTCCTGACCCTTCAGGTTGTAGATTATCCGTGCGAATGCCGGTATGGTCGCATAGTTGTTGTCTGACAGCTTTATCTCGTATCGTTTGTTGCGCGGCATGGTCAGTCCTCTTTGATGACCCTGTGTGACAGGACTTCCTTGTACCAATCAGGCAACAGCCATACCCTTGCATTCTGAATGTCATAATGCCTGTGGCAGAATCCGTGTTCCGGCACATGGATAGTGTCCGAACTGCTGTAGCCGCAAGTACATTGCCTTTTGGATTTCCCGCTTCTGACATTCGTAAACGTAATCACGCAACTGCACCTGCATGTGCCACAGGTAAGCACGTCATCATTTTCAACCACGTTCTTGTTCCACATTGTTGTTGTTCTCCTTGAAAATATCGATGGATGAAACGAATATCCGCAGCTGTTTCCCGACATAGTAGTGGGCAAGTCTGCCATTCTTGCAGAGCCGCGTAACCGTGGACGGGGATGCGCCAAGCAGAACCGCCGCTACGCCCCGGCCTACCACCGGTGAACTTTCAGGCTTGCTCTTGCGTTGCACGTTCGTCTTCTCAAGCCCCGCAAGTTCGTCGGTGATCTTCGTGAGCGTGCCGATGCAGTCCTCAAGCCTCTGCGTCAGTGTCTTCTCCATGTCACTCCCCCACCTGGTACCCGTCCGCCTTCAGCTCCCTGATAACCAAGGCGTGGTACAACGGGGCGATCTTCGCACCGTGTTTCCTCATGTATTCCTGCAATGCCTTCCATTCCCCAGCGGTAAAGGGGACATTGGCGGAATGTCTGCATAATATCTTCACTTGCTTATTCATATTTATTACTTTATACGCGCTTGCTTATATTGTCAAGACAAATGTGTACATCTGCTTATTTTGGTGTGATAATCACAAAAAGGCGATTTATGGAAAATATGACAATGTTTGATCGAATAAAAATGGTTTGTAAACAGAATAATACAACTATTGCATCTGTAATCTTACAAGCCACTGGCAGTAACGTGGGAACATATAACACTTGGAGAAAAAGAGGCGTTTACCCACGTGTTGATGATTGTGTGAGTATAGCAAAGGTTCTAAATGTATCACTTGAATGGCTAATCACTGGCAAAGGAATAAAGCGTATGGATCGCTACAACCAAGTCGCTGAAAAGATTGACAAACTTAGCGACGAACAGTTCAGCCTTCTTGAGGCTTACATCAACGTCATTCCCGTACCTGAAGAAAAAGGGACAAGGATTGCAGAATAATTGATTTCACGGCATGGAAGAGAAAAAAGGGTGATGAGAAATAAGATAAGGGTTCAAGATGGACATGTTGAATCTTGTCGTGTTGCATCTCTGAAACATAAAAACAAGGCGACGATTCTGCATCCAAAGATGGTTATAATTGCCAAGGATCCTGATGATGATCCAATACCATTGACGGAGGATACAAATGGACAAAGACCAGAACCAAGGCCAAAAACCAAAAAGGGATGATGATTATGAGGAACGCCTGACCCATGACGCTGATCGCACATGGGATATGATGGTACAGGAAAACATCATGCTGGAAACACAGATGCTGTGGATTTCGGCGGCAGTGTTGCCTGTATGTTTTGCCCTGTTTAAGCAATTCCTCGTTCCGAACATCATCACCATGTGCCTCTTCGCACTTACGATTCTTGCAATCGTCTGGTGTGAGGTTTTGTCAAGAAAGGCGCACCATCTTAGGGTTGACGGTACCACTTCTCACCAGAGCGGCAAAGAAGAGGAAGCCCAAAAGACATGGGGTAAGGAAAAGGCTTATGACAAAGCCATAAAGCTGTTGCAGTGGGTATATGTTTTCTCGTTCTCATTCGGGATCATCATGCTTGCAATATGCGTCATCAATAAAACAGGAATGACTGAAATCTGCATTCCAAAACAACAAGCCTGATGTCTGACTTTATATAGCAACACCCCGGAGAATATCCGGGGTGATTTTTAATAATCTGAATTTATAAACCCTCAAGAGTCTTCTCTATGAAAAAGAAAACCTTCTTGTCTTGATATCATCACCATACCATTCATCAAACAATTCAGGTTCAATCCCCAAAAAATCCAGCAATTCTTTTCTGCTGTATTGCAAATCATCCTGATAATACTCAAGCAATGCTTTTATGAGAGTTGGGGTTTCTTTTCCAATTGGTAAAGGCTCAAACTTTCCATATGGTGCGAGTTGCTTATATAAATATACCGCCGTTCGCTCTTTGATAACTCCCAAATCAAGACTTCTCTTTACTAAAGCTTTCATTGATACTTTCCACCGTTTTTTCAATGGGATAAGTTGCCTGATCCTTGTCAAATTTTTAGGCAATTCCTGTATGATTTCTTCGGCTGGCATAAGGAATTCTGATGCGAACTCCCACGCTTCATCTTCACAGGTTTCTGTTGGTGTCTGATGCATAACAATATGACCCAACTCATGTGAAAGGGTCATGCGGTCTTTCTCTGCTTGAAACACATTATTAAGAAAAACTATTGGATGTTCCCCCAATCCACCACGCAACGTGAATCCATCGATTTTTTCTGATGCAAAACGTGCAAAGGAAATTATCACTCCATGCTCTTCAAGTAACCCCGTCAGATTATCTATGGGGCCTCTTGGCAAGCCAAAACTTCTGCGTGTATATTGTGCGACTTTGGTCGCTGAATCGGCCTGTGCATCATCCCCATCAATCGGTATTGATGGAACGTCATTGGTTATCGAATCCAGTTGCGAAAGCATGTTATTTACCTGAATGCGCTGTATATTTCCCAAGGCCTCCGCACTATCCACGATTTTCTTCGCAACGGTAATCTTTTTCCTATGAAAAGGCGTGGCGGGCGGATAAACTCTGCTGTTATTGCAGAAAAAAGAAACAGGAAATTTCAGCACAACTGATAAAGCCTTGATACTATCTTCGTCTGGTATGGATATGCCGGACTCATATCTTGATAATGCAGTTTGGGGAATACGCGTATTGGTACTGACATCTTTTTGTGTCAGCATCCTATAATCTCTCGCCAGCACCAACATTGATGCGTTGAAATTGTTGATAAATGGCATGATAAACACCTCCAAGAAAAGAAAGATAAAAATAACACGAAATTTTGTGTTATTCCACCGCTTTCTTCTTGAATCGTTTTTTCTGTTTCGCAATGTCATTGATCGCAGAGTTGTTTTGTGTATCTTCAAACATCAAATTCTGCGTCAACACTTCGCCATAGAATGGTTGATAAACCTCTACCCCATCACCTTTCGGGCATTGAATTCCAGTCTCTACAACCTGATAAAAATCATCAACAATATAATACATGTATGCATTTACCGGATTAGGCACATCAATGAAATCAATTTTCATCTGGGCATTAAATCTGCATGCGGTCATTGATGATCTTGTGGCCGGACAACTCCTGTTGTCCCGCGCTTTTGAAAGCGAAACAACCAATCGTGAACGATAGATCAGATATTTTCCCTGTATTCCTTCGGCGTCAAGAATATCAACATCTGGATCGTCCTGCAATGCTTTATCATGCAGAATCTTGTCCCATACCAGTCCATATACAGAAAAGAAAATAGAAGCAGAAGGGAGCTTACCAAGATTATCTTGGTTCTTTTGAAGGTGGTCTGCCATACAATCACGAATAAAGATAGAAAACTTGGTGCCGTATTTTTCTGCGAATTCCTTTAAAAGAACTGTTTTATCCATCTTCGTTTCCTTGTTATTTTTGATTATAAATATTCATTTTCTATTTGTCAATATCTATATATTTTATTCATAAAATATTCTACTATATTATTATTATTTACAACGTATATAAATAGTCATATCACACAAGGTAAAAGATACACTATAAAAATTTTTCCTGTCAATAGGATGTTGCCCTATCAATTTGTAACCGCACCCACTGTCCCAGCAAACTGCACAATCTTCTGCGTATACAGCTTGTCAATCTCTTCGGCCACAGGTATCAGGTCACGCCCATATATATGGGTATACCCTTCCTGCACCTGTAGCTGTGACTGATGGTTCCATGACATGTATTCTGCCACAAGCAACGCGGGAAGTCCGCTGAACTTCCTTAGATTGCTGTTAAGGCTATGCCGGAGATAATGCAGGGTCATGCGTTCCACCATTGACGGATCCACAAACCGTTCGGGTTTCGTCATGGCAACTGCCTTCACAAAATTGGGGATATTCTCGAACTGCCATCTTTTGGGATTCCTGAAAAAATTTCCCGTCACCGGGTCTGCGCGTTCATACAGATAGGTAATCGCTTTTGTGGCAAGATTCCCCAATGGGATTACCCTGCGGACATCACATTTCGGCAATCCCACTTCCATAAAGTTGTCATCCTTGAAGGCGCGGTCAACCATCAGGTAATGATTCACCTTGTCCCATTGCTCCGTATTCAGACAAGCCACTTCAGCAAGCCGCATGCCCGTACATGCATAGAGCGCAAAGATGTTCTTTTCCAGTTCGTTGCGGTAAAAATCACCGTTCAGAAGCACCCGGATATCTTCCGGGCAGATTGCGCCGCGCATGCGCTTTCCTACTTCCGTTGGCTCCGTTGACTTTACCTGCTTGATGAAATGTGCGGGACTGTGGTCGATGATCTCCATACGCTCCGCATAGTTCAATGACATGGTGATCGGCAGCATCATTTTGTTCACATGAGAAATCTGCCCGAACTTTGCGACAACCTGAAGCTGGTAATTCAGCAAGTCCTGCTTCCTTATCAGTCCGGCAGGCCTCTTTGCCAGCTTTGGGTTCAGTTCTGCCATTACATCAAGTGATTGGTTCGTATAGGTGGCTATGGTGTGCGCCCACCGTCTCGTATACTTTCCGCCCGTTGCCTTCGCAACCAGATAGTTCGGGTTCGTATCTTCTTTGGAGAACAGCATCATGATGTCCTTCAAGGTTGTCAGGTCGCCGCTACCGTTGTCCAGTGCATCACAGTAGCTCCGCATGTAATCCATGCGTTCCTGTTTCGATTTCCCAAGCGCGGGAATTGTCCTGCGCTTGCCGTTCCGTTGTATCTTGAAGTAATACTTGCCCTTCTCCTCAAAGATCGAAGGATATTTTTTCCACGCCATGTATCCACCCCGGAGTGTCCGCGGAGTGTCCGCAAAGTGTCCACCAGCTGGACACTTCTATGGACACTTCCTTGCACACCCTGCACGTTCTGCACGCACATGAACACATTATCATGGAAAAAACCGGGTGTAAATGATCATTCTGCACACTCTGCACAATTAGAACGGTTGGTCAACAAGTTAGTAGTTCCTAGTCATAAGCCTAGCGATCATACATATAATTTCTTACAAGGCAACAACAATAAAAAAACAAGTGTCCAGCTTATGGACACTTTGCTGGACACTTTTCTGATGATTCCTATTCATCGTCAAGGTATTTTTTCGTGGTGGTAAAGCCTGTGCTTTCTCTTTTTGTCCCTAAAAAACTCTTGGGACGTTCTCTGTCCCCATAGTCCGGGATTGGATGGCATACAAAACAATAATACCCAAACAATCACGGGCATATCAATTTTACGAATCACTTGAGGATGTGCTTGAGGATGTAAGTGAGGCCGGAAGGGAAAGCGTAAGTCCGACAGAACTTGCCGCACCCCCAAGAGCACTAAGAAGGACGGTAAGCCAAGTTGGATTTGTCGCTACCTTCAGATAGATGACACCACAAACAATCAGCACTGCTCCGCTGATTAAAAAACCAATGCCGGATTTAACCCTTGTAGTCATTTCAATTCTCCTTTATATATTTGGAAATATAATCTCTGTAATATGTCTCCCATGCATCCGCATAGTTGACCAAGTTTGTTAAATCGGAAATCAGGATACTTAACCGCCTGTTATATACGGCTATCTGTGTATCGTAATCCGCTCCCATCGGCATCTGTGGCAGGAGTGCCAGTGATGGCCGAACTTCGGAAAATGCCGGTAAAGTGATCTCGTTTTCAGTTACCGGTTCCTGAATCGGCTTTTCCATGGTCTTGCAACCGAGTGTTGTAATCGCCAACAATAGACTCACCAAGATTAATGCCAGTCCCATCTTCTTTTGCTTGTTCAATCTTTGCCTCTTCCTCCTTGCGTTTGTCACGCTGTTCCTGCTGATCCTTAAGCAGTTTCTCTTTCAGTTTCAGTTCTGTTGCAATCTTGTCCGTCATTTGCTTGGCTTTGGACAACTGAACCGTGAGGTCATTGATTCTTGCATCGCGGTCTGATATGTCCTTTGCATGTTTATGGATCATTGCAGTAATCCATATGATGCATCCAGCCACGACAGCACTCATGGCAATGATTATCCCCATCATCCCTCCTTTGCCCCGGATCCATCCCCGGTGCTTTTCGTTGCGATTTTGTTTGCCTTGATCCCGCCAACATATATGCCAGCAAGCCCAATCACCCAATTAATCATGGTGACAACATCAGCCTTGATATCCGCACCTGTCCTGATCCAACAAATGAATGTAAGGATGGTACAGAGGGCAAGAGCAAGAATCATGGAAAGGTATTTTGTTGGTTCAATCATCACCGGGTCGCCTTTTGACTGTACGGTACCTTTCACCATTGCCCCAAGATCGGCACCAAGATATACCGTCATGAGTCCAAAGACCCCTTTCATGAGTGAACTGAATATTTCATTATCAGGCATGGTATTGGAGATAATTGACCATACCAATACCGCCATAAGAAGGATGATGACAAGCCATATCACAATACCAGAAAAAGATGATGTCTTGAACAATTTCATTTCCTTATCCCTCCCATCGAATTTATGGCGTCGGTGCTGTCCTTCAGATATTCATACATCACCTGTTCTTGCTGCTCTGATTCGCCGTTTATTTTATGTTCACGCAAGGCCTTGAAGATAACGATGTCATTTTGTAGTCCTATGGATAATCCCTTACTGATATGGTTCAGTGTCAAAATGATCTGTTCCTGCTGCCTGTTATTCTTGCGTTTGTTCTGCACTGCCTGCATGATCAATGTAATAATCGTGATAAAAAGTCCACCTGGCATCAGCACTTCAAGCAGTATCTTCACCCACTCTTGCATCATGACAGCACTATAACATCGTTTTTTTTGTTTCCGTCAAAATCAATATACAGCTGTTTAAGATTAGTGCACTTCTGTGTCCAGACGGCACATTTCATATATGACAAGAATGATTGGTAACTTTCCTGTATCTTTAAAATCCCAACCTTACCTTCGCGATAACCGGCAATCAGCTTCTTCATGCGCCGCATGGCACGGTCAACCGTACTTTCCCTTGGTACAAACCTGTCCGCATAGATACTGAACTGCAAGAAGTCAATCTTTTCCCCGCGTTTCACATGTATGATCTTTGTTTTGGTTGGATGCATCGTCAGCCTTAATTTCTTTACAAGCAGTGTATCGGTAAGGTACATCATGCGTTTGGCATCCTCGTGATCCCGGCATATAATCCGTACATCATCCATATACCGCGCATAAAGTCCATGTCCAAGTTCATCCATAACGTAATGATCAAGCACATCAAGGACAATATTTCCAAATGTGTGGCTTGTCACAAACCCAATCGGTAATCCAATACCTGTATCGGTTGCCTTATCCATCTTATAATACCCATCAGGCGTGCGCATGAATTGCGCTCCCTCGGAATAGCTGTCAATTATAGCGTCACAAATCTCCAATACCTCTTTGTCACTGAATATGCGTGCCAGAAGATGTTTCAATACCCTATGATCAATGCTTGCGAAAAAACTTTTGATATCGATGCAGACAACATCGCACTTGCCTTCATACAGATCGAAGGCTTTTGCCAGATCAGACTGCAAGGAATAACAGGCATAAAGTGATCCTTTCCCAAATTTCAAAAGACTGGCATGTTGCTTGTCTTCTTCATCAAGACAAGAAGACATACATGCAAAGGATTTTTGTACAAACCTCCGTGTTATATAAGGAAAGATTATCTGTATCAGTGCATGATGAATGATCCTGTCATGAATGCAAGGTGCGGTTATCTGTCTCTTTTTGGGTTCATAAATGATGAATCTGCTGACTTTTCCAAATTGATAGGTATGCCATATCAATTCATTCTGGATGGTTATGATGTTCTCTTCATAATGGGTGAGAAAACATTGCATTTCACGTTTCTTCGCCTTACCACGTTTCACATCATTGATTGCCACATCAATGTTCTCAAATTCAAAAATCTGTCGATAAATATTTTTTACAGTCTTCATAAAATAATCAGGTCGCCGCTTTCACTGCTACCGTTACTTGCCGTTCCTTATGTTCGTTGTTTTCTATACAGGGGTCTTGCAATCCTTCGTTGTACGCAAAGTTGTTGCCGTGCGTAATCCGTGCGAAGCAGGGGAAAAACCGCCGTTCGTGTTAGCATTGCCGCGCGTCCAGTTGTTGCCGTTCAGATAGCCAACACCCGCGTTGGACGTGTTATTGTAATTGCCACCCGCGTTGCCGTTCCCATATGCATTGCCTAACCCTGTGGCATAGCCCGTAATATACCACCGATTAACTTCCCTAAGAGTGCCAGTTTTCTGGTGCACACCTCTTTTTCATGCGCATTAATGAAACCTTTACGTAGCGCAAGCCTTATCAACAATTTTACCGTTGCAAGAGCATCATCCGCTTTTTGGTAATACCGGTATTTGTATCTCGGATCACGGATGCATGACGCCTGTACCAACATACACCCGCAAACATCAAGATTTGTTGTTATGTGGTCAAGCAGGGTAAAACGCTTGCCTTTCGGGAAATCATCAGAAATCTTGCCATAAATGTAATCGGCAAGATCGTCCCATGCATTCCCTGCCTGAAACCCACATTCTTCAGCTTTACCAGCCATCTTACCAGTTAACAGTTTCCCGTGGACTGTCTCCAATTTCATACGAAGCAGGGGAAAAACCGCCGTTCGTGTAAGCAAAGCCGCGCGAAAAGCTGCCGCTCAGACAGCCAACACCCGCGCCGGACGTGTCACCGTAATAGCCACCCGCGCCGCCGATACGTTCCATACCGGAATAGTTCCTGACATAGAATGAACCTGCCGGATTATTGGACAATAACGGGTACAGTCCATACAAAATCATCTTTGCGGGGATTGTAATACCTGTATGAGCGGTAATTGCAGAGAACGCGCTTGCCATATAACTTGCTTCATCAGTCTGTTGGTTTACAAGCGTATCGGTTACTTCAAAAGGCTGTGATGTTGCACCTTCGTCATGTGCTGATTTGTAGTCATATTTAAGTGATTGGGTATCACCAACATCACAGAATGTATTGTCAGCCTTGATTGCCTTCCATCCCGTGCTGTCCAATAATTCAGCGACTGATGGATCCGCCGCATTGTTGAACTGAAATACATTCGGTTCACCGGACAGAAACCGCAATCCGCGAAGCAAACGTACTTTGTTGCCATTTTGCCCAAACCGTCCAAAGATTGTGCCGTCGTCACTAAACCGTTCGATTTCAGCATCAGTCATCGTATAGGTTGTCCTGTTATTTACCGTGTCATAATTGCATGCGCATCCTGCCCTGTTATGATCCTTGTAATCAACACCATAATAGTTGTTGCCGTCAGGGAAATAGGACATGCGTGCACCTTTCATCACACGATACCAGTATTCGCACCGTGTCTCATTATGAATTGTACCTCCAGCTGCGGTGCATAATGTATCGATTGCATCAAAACTGATGCTGTCTGCGGCAGGCAATCCCGGAAGACTACACGGATAATTCACCCCGGCCACCTTGACTGCATTATATTTGCCGTGACGGATCACACGTGCAACACTGCCGTTGATGATAAATGCCGGATGCAACGCAAATGAGTTTTCCGGGGTGAATAATGTCCCACCCATCGAAAGCCATTCCTGACGCGCCATATTGTTGGGATACTCGCATACCCAAATATATGGTCTTCCCAATGCATCAAGAGTTACCTCATTTCTGCCTTCTGATAATTCCCAAATCATCGTTGCGAATTGCCGGAACTTGATGGTGTCACCGCCCGTATTGATCACCATGCTTGTACCATTCAACGCCAAATCCCTAATGCCATATTCGGCATCATGCATGTATTTCTTTACTCTCTGATAGTTCATTCTTCAACCCCCACTTGCTCCGGGATTTCAATGAACTTCTCTGGATTCTCATTACGGCAATCCGCAAGCAAGACATTGGCGTATGCTGCGATATCCTCTTCCTTTCCCTGTACTATAGCCGTCTTGTTACAAAGTTCCACCCCGGTACTGTCTTTCCAAGTCACAGTAATCTGTGTACCTTTTTCAACCTTTGCTTTTACAATACTCCCCGTATATTCCATATCATGATTCCCATATCATCAGATCAACCGCATATCCCTGTGATCTGGCATATAAGCTGTAAGACGTTGACGAAAAAGAAAACGTCACCTCTTCTCCGGGATCAAGTGTATACCCCGTCTCAACGACTGATGCAGTGCTGGTGTTCCCAATCAGGCAAGGTACATGATCAGACAGGTTTTTTACACGTAATGTCTTCCTGTTTACAAGCTCGCTGCTCCCGGCACACAACAAAACGGAAACGGCATTCGTAGCCGTCTTTGTGCCGCAGACAGGCAAAGCACCCACTGTAACGACATCACGTTCCCTATGCTCGTTTTTTGCGATGTCAAGGCGCATCTTGTCAGCGTCGAACACTGACGGTATGGCAATCAAGTTGTTCACTTCTTCAGACATTCTATACCTCGGTTACTTTCAGGATCGGCATGCCGTCATAAACTGGCGCGATCTTGTAATTTTTGCTGTCTTTGCTGACAATCCATGCGGATCCAGCCGCAGTAGTCGCGGCCTCCTCCGCAAGCCCCTGTGCTGTTTCCGCGCCTTCCTTTGCGGTTGCTGCAGAATCCTTTGCCGCTTCCGCGGCAGTCTGCGCCGCTACCGCCGCTTCCTTCGCCGCCGTTGCGTCTTCTGCCGCTTGAGTTATATCATCAGCCGATGCAATCACGGCAGCTGCATTTGAGATTTCAGATTCAAGGAATTGCTTAAGTTCATCAAATGTACAGTTCCCTGTTGTTTTCGTGCCATCCGATGCGACACGGACTATGAATATTAAATCCCCACTTTGTGGTACCAAACTGTTGTCGAATCTTGCTACACTCATGAGCCATTCCCTTCACATGTATAATAAGGTCAGTTCCCGTATATCCGACAATTTGCCCCTGATTATTTTTGATCGGCAAACCATCAACAATGATTCTTATTTTGTCAATATTCTTCCATAAGAGATAATCCGGGAATCCGAACGGTCATAACGTCGAATCTCTACGATCCCGTCAACCGAATAAGCATCAAGAAACTCAATCTGGTTGTTATCAAAACAGCGGAACAAGGCAACATGGGAGACAGTCCCATCGTTGCCCATAAAGATCAGGTCTCCTTCCTCCGGAACATCTATAGGAACTGTGTATTGGTCATGGAGCATCTTTGCGGTGGTATCATCGAATGGCAACTGTTTCCCATGATCGGCACACGCTTCCTTGTAGACATTGATTACCAATCCCGAACAGTCTACCGATCCATTATCTTCATACCAAAAACTCTGGCCTCCCCATTCGTATGGCATCCCAAGATATTTCTCAGCGATGGCAGAAGCGTCACTCCTGATTTCTTGGGAAACGGCACAGTACTGCATTTCGGTTTCACATGAGAGAAACAGCAAAGCCAGAAGAGGCAGGAAACATAAACTGATCTTTTTTCTCATTTCTCTCCCCTATGTCGTCTCGGTTGCGAACAGGAAAAATTGAGTGGTCCAAGGCTCTTCAAGATCATCCGTATTATTATCCATAAAATAGAGATCTACATAAGTAAGAATCGCATAATCGCCATCGGTTGACAACCGTCCATCAATATAGTTTCTAAGCCAATTGGGATTGCATAAGATAGGGTTCGTAAAACCCCTATCCCATCTATCCGCTGAGTTCGCAACTACGAAGACATCAATGTAATGATACCCATCCAATGCGTGCATTTTTACTCTTACTGGATTTTGCAAGGTAATAGTATAGTGGCCTGTGGAAACACGGGTAATAGTTGAAACGTTCTTCTTCGATATGATTGTTAATGTAGAATTTGAATATCCAAAATTCCCCGCGGCAATTGGCTTGAATGGTGTATTATTCGCCAAAAAATCGCCAGAGGCATAAAAATCAACCGCTTTCAGGGTGCCATCCTCATTAATAACGGTTTTGTCATCAACGGAATGGATTGCTCCATCAGACGGATCGTACATAAATCCTGATGCAGGTGCGTCAAGCGTATCATTCGGTTCACCCAAGAAGACACGTCCGGAAGTTGGGACAATCTTGAAACATACCTTATTCCCATACATGACATCAAAAATCGGTACATCAAGTTTATCACCATTGGCATCATATTCCTGAATACGGGTTCTAAAACCGGAGTCCGATGTACCGTCACCATCACCCACATCAAGGTTTTTTGTAAACAGGTTGTTTACGATACCATCCTGTGCCGCAAGAGTACCGAACCACCCGTAAAGTGCCGCACTTGATTGTTTTACATTTTTCCCACCTGATATGATGCTTGCTCTGCACTGTTCCATTACAAGCGCATAATATGTATCAGTGGATACAGCTTCAGCCCATCCCGCACCATTCCATCTTTCCGGTATGTAGCAATCATCATCGTCATCATTCACATAATGATAGACATAGGAATCACCGACAATCAACGATTTGCTTGTGTCTGTCGGATTCATCTTGCCATAGGTCGCCAACATTTCAGCAGGAGTGAGATCAAATATGCCATAACACTGGTGTTCTATGGTATCTGGATTCAGGCATACCTTGGTATACGTGCCATCGGCATTCTTGGTGACAAGCCATTTATATTGCCCACTTCCCGATGATTCATATGCCTCGATATCATCATTATCATTCAATGCTATTTTTTCATCCTCACCGAATTGTGCTTCTACAAGATCATCATCGACATCCTCATTGCTTGTACTTGATTTCACCGTTACGACATCGGTATCCGCCGCTGTACCCCAAGTAATCTTTATGCCGCGTGTAATATCGGATCCGTCAAGCGTCACCGTACAGGTGATGGTATTCAGCCCACGTTGCAGGTCAGCCCGTGTCAGTATGAATCCCCGTGAATTATCCGGGGTGATGACCACATCATTCAATTTCCAGACAGGAGTGAGATTGTATTTGTCGAATGCCGTACCATAGGCACTGATGACTGTCTTTGATTCGTTGATTGTTTCATCTGAATCAATGCTGTCACGGCTTGTCTTCACAACAAGAAAATCCACAGAAGTTGCAGGATAGTTGTCTTCAAGTTCGACTAAAGAAACATCCTTTGTGATCTGTGCATCTCCTGCGCCCTCAACACTATATACATAACTCTTGATGCTGTCATCATAGTACCTTGAGAGCACACGCACGGTCATTGCAAAACCGATGTTCTTGTACTCCGAAAGGTTTACAATCTCATTTGGCTCCAGTTTGTTCGGACTGGTAAAAGAACATCCGAATATGGCTGCCGCGATGCGATTGCTCTGTGTCTGCACAAATTCCATGGCATACGAATCATCATGTATGGCAATTGCCGTATATGTATCAGGACTGTCACCCACCTGTGCCGTCTGCTTTTTACTGGTATACTTGAAATACAGGTCACACAACACCTTCATGGTGATGTGGTCGTCACGATTCAGCTGGTCATACCAACCACCATATTTGATATAGCATTTGCCGTCCGTATCCGTCGCATCCTCAACATGCGCTTCAGTCCACTGGAAGGCGTTGCCCTGATCCGTAATCGCACCATAGATGTTCGCTATTGAGATCTTCTCGGCACCATCATAATCATCAAGCGCGGAAAAATCCCATGTTGTCTGTGCGGCGTCATCATCAAGAACACCTTCAAACTGGTAGCTTTCCGCAACATGTGGATAATAGAACCCTGTCGTCCATCCCATGCCATTTGCTTCGCCCATGCCTATTTCCAACACGCTGTAGTTGGGTTTGCTGATCGTGGCAAGTACAAAATCCGTCCATGTATCAAACTTCGTATAAGTAAGGACAAATCCATCAGAATCTGATTGGCTCTTGCTTAATTCCAGTGTACGCCTGATATCCTCCGTCACAATCTTGCTTGTAGGCTGACGCGTGATGCTTGTGGACATGACAAGCACTGTATATCCGTCAAAACGATAATCAAGCCCATATTCATACAACAACGCCTCTATATAGGTATTGAGATACTTGTTCGCCTCAAGTTCAAACGTAGGCAATACTGTAGTATCCATCGCTGAACATGATATATCGGTATACCCCGCAAGCGCGAACAATTGGTGTACGATGCTATTATCGATATCGGAAGGATCACATATCTTCAACCCGGTGAATGTCTGTGCCTTGATATAACGTTTTCCTTGGGTATTGCTATAGGTACTTGATGCATCATAGATGTAGCATTTGAGGTCATCACTGAAATCATAAATCGACAGGTTTATCACATCCACATATGCATGAGACGTCTTGACAGACAGTTTGCCTTTGACCATACCAGCAAAAAGCAACGTATTGTCTTCTGTGTTCCTGATCTCGGCAAGTGCCTTATCGCTTGAACCAAGTGCCAGCAACCGCAAGATGGTGGCATGCCCACGGACTGTACAGGTCGCTGTCTGTGTCTGGTGTTTTCCTAATGCCCCGACACATACCTTGACCTGTAATTCCTGTACAGTCCCCGCACTGATAAATCCGTTGCCATCCTGATAATCAAGCAACAAAGAGTATTTCATGCAATGGCATCCTTCAGGTGTGTCCTTCCTGTCCTCTCACTCTGCTCTATGGCATTGACAACCACTTCGCCTAAATCTTCCTGTGTATAGGCGTTCTGCACATAAATGTAATTATTGACCACCTTTTTCCCGCCAATCCCATAATCCTCCGCATCCTGACTGTCAAGCGGAACGATTGCTTCCGCTCCGGCCTCACCAGCAAGGATATGTGTGGGTTCCGTAACAATGCCACCGGTAGCCATTGCCGTATATTGCTGTGCGGAAATTGTTGCGGTCTGCAATGCGATCTGTGCCGCTTCCAAGCCGGTCATCGCCCATTTTGCCGCCGTGGTAAGAGAGGCATCCGCCCATATCTGCGTGATTCCAAGCGCACCATTAAGCAATGCCTCTGCAAGACTGTTTGCTTTTTCCGCTTCAAACTGCTTGCGCTTCAGTTTATTGATTTTTTCCTGTGCGGCTTCCTCGGCTTCGGCTTCGGCTTTGATTTCATCAATTTTGTTTTGGTATATCGCTTGTGACTGCTCGTTGTATTCCTCAAGGCTGACAAGCCCATTTGCATATGCCATGTCAAGACTGGTGAGTTGGCTATCGGTACTATCTTCCAGATCCTCTTTCTCTGTCGCCCAATTACTCTGCAACTTTGAAAGCGCGGCTTCCTCCGAATCAATACTGTTCTGCCAAAGTTGTGACATAAGGTTCGTAATGCCGGACAGGACATTTACCGCCGCCGTACCATATGTCTGCAAAGCGGCTTGTGCCTTCTGCCATGGTTTCGCGGCTTCCTCGGCTTCGGCCTTCAGCAACTCCTTTTCGGCATTTGCGGCTATCTGACTGGCCTTGTTGTAGGATACCCCGTTATCCTGCGCGGTTGACGCACTTGCCTGGTAACTTCTTGCCTCACTGATTGTCTTTTTCAGGCTTGCAATCTGTTCCGCATATGTTTGCTCAATCTGGTTGTCATTCAGGAATTGGGAAATATTCTTGTCATCAACTACTGTAGTGATCGTCAGTTTGATGCGTTGGTTGAACAAAGTATTGCTCATTTCCTGAAGAATCTTTTTCTGCGCATCAGTAAGGTCATTTGTCTGCAACAATTTGTCTACGATTTTCTGCTGGTTGTTGACCGCATCAATTTGTGCCGTATTCGACAAGCTCGCATTCTTATCGATATAATCAGAAAGGACAATTAATTGGTCGCTTGTCTTTCCGATAGCGTCACGTTCCTTCACCCAGCCATCAACCATTTCGTTCAGATAATCAATGGTTTTACCGCCTCCTGCCTCACCTTCAAGTTTGTTGATGTACTTTTCCGCGGTATCAATAAGGTCTTGCAGTTCCTTTTTTTTCTGATCCTGCTGATAAGTCGCGCTTGCGCTGGCATTCTGTCTTACAAAGTCCGATGCATTGGCATATTTTTTCTTTGTCGCATCAGTCCCGGTTCCGGTGCCTGAATCTGATTTCCCATTAATCTGGTCAAGGAAATCTTCTGCGGTCTTTATTTCCGTTTCCTGTTGCTGTTGTGAGGAAAGCGCAATGCCTTTGATCAGTGTATTGATGGTATTGGTGTCACGCTTTCCGAATGCATCAACACCATACATATCAATTCGATCCTGCAAAAGCTTCGCAATTCTTGTCGCCTTTTCGTCCATATCGGACATATTCACGACATCCGCGCCTTCTTCAGGGAACATCGCAACAAGACTATGATCAAACAGATCAATAAGATTCTGCTTGTACGCCTCGCCAACTGATTGCCATTTCTCTGATGTCAGCGTCGGCAAAGTACCATCGTTCCCGCCTTTGATGTAAGCCGTGACATCTTTCTGCAACGACTTCGTTTCCCTACTGCTGTTCTTCTCCGCAATCCATTTGTCAATGGACTGAAGCATTTTCAGAACCGCACTGATTGCGGGGCTGACACCGGAAATAATCGCTTCGCCAAGTCCTGACTTGATGGATCCCATGACGTCACCGATCTGCTTGATCTTCCCCACATCGGTTTTTGCTACATCCTCCGCCATGCCTCCGATTGTCCCGGACAGTTTCTTCAGGATTTCATCCTGTGCCGCAAGCACGTTCCCGCTTGCGGAAAGATTCTTGATCACTTCCACTTCCGAATCATTGAAATAGATACCGGATCTCCGAAGTGCGTCCATGTTGTTTGCGGGGTCGGCCAAAGCACGGCCAAGCGTCTGTGCCGCGGTTGACGCATCGGTACCCATCGCAGTAGCAAGATCAAGCGTTGCCGCAACAGCGCGCGGCATCGTATCCTTACTGACTTTGTTTGTCTGGATAAGTATCTGTTCTACGGTAAGGATTTCATCCCCGCCAAAGTTTGTGACCTTGTTGTAGGAATCCGCAAGATCGGACATTTGAGCTGCCGACAGGCCAGCGGCATACTGTGTGGCCTTCAGTGCGGACTCCATTTTTGTTTGTGCGGTTACATCCTTATCATATTCTTCATAGAGTTCCTTCGCAATCTTTACTGCGGCTTTTATGGCAACGGTTGTTGCGGCTATGGCAACGGCGGCACCCCCAAAAGAGGAGACAAGCGAAGATATGCCTCCTCCACCGGACGCCTTACCGCCTACGTCCTTGATGTTCTTTGAGACATCCCCCAAACCTTTCGTGGCTTGTTTGGTATCAGCGGTTACATTAATCTTCAGGTCTGCACTTTTTCCCATGTCTACAGCTCCAGTTTCGGGTGATACAACGCATCGGCAGGCTCAATGATGTCGATGATTTCAACAAGCTTTGCCGGTGATTTTCCCCATGCGCCATATGGATCACCCATACGTTTCCACCGCTGATAATAGATGACGGCTTCATTCGCAAGATCATCCCGGAGTATGTCAGGTATATCGTCCTGCCTGACAACCACCCCGGTTTTCAATGTGATGGTGCGGTCACAGTACCCATAACGTCTCTGATAGTTCCTTGTATAGCCCTCACATAACAGGCTATACAAGGTCAAAATCAGTTTTTTTCGGATACCGTGAACTTTGTCTCCGCAACCACTTTGAATGCAATCTCTTGGATCAACGCCCATGTATTTGGCAGCGTTGGCAAATCCTTTTCTGTTATCGGGTTTCCGCTTTCGTCTTCAAGCCCTTCGATCTTGAGAATTGCATCCCTATAGATTGCAGTATTATTCATACCGTTCCCGGATACATATTTCTCATATTTCTCCGCAGACGGCACCTTGAATGTTATCTTTACACCGGGACAGACAGTACTTTCAAATGTCTTTTCCCTTTGGATTGTAATACGCATCTATCATTACCCCTTTGCCGCGATGGTGAGCGCACCAGTACCCGTGAACGAGAAACTGACAGTAATCTTTCCCGAACGGTCAATATCAACTTTCCAGTTGCTGACAATCGCAGTCCCTGTAAGCGTCTGCGTACCGGTATCCATCACCAACGAGACTTCCGTGCCATTTGCATCAATCAAAGCCTTCTGTTGCACATCCGTATAGTTTAGGTTCCCGGAAGCGTCACCAGACCATTTCTTTGTGGTTGCAATGTAAGAATCCCATTCATCGCCAAGCGCGGAAGCATCAGCGGTGCTGATATCGACACTCACACTGAACTTGTCGATACATCCTACTGCCGCATCAGCAACCTTTATCAATCCATCCTTGCCCGCATATGCCTTTGCCATAATTTACCCCTCAATCTTTTTCAGTTCGACAGTCTCTTCAGCTGTCTTTTCAGTGTCAGAAGCGGTTTTTGATTCAACCGTTTTCGTTGTTTTGTCAGCCGTTTTCGTTACAAACATGCTCATGGGTTTTCCACACTTTGGGCATTTCTTTTTGAACGTACCCAAATCGCGCTGTTCACTGTGACCACAGCTTGCACAACGCCATTCATTCACATATGTAGCTTTCTTTGACATTCTTATTCCTCCTCAACATCGACATCCACATCAAAGTCAAAATCAATAATGATGATCCCATCGGCAGGACTGGTCTTCAGCTTCAGATTCTTCACCTCATTCACCGCCCCGTCAAAATCCCAGTATTTCCTTACCATCTTCTCCATCAGTTCCCGGTATTGGTTTGCCCAGTCGGTCAATTGGCTTACATCATCAGACTTGAGCACAATCGCACCAGTGATATGATGGGTTGAATAGCATTGTTCATTCGTATCGTCAGTTGATTCATCGACAACAATCATTGCCGGATAACTGCGCAATCCGACATATACATCACGCAGACCATGATCAAACTCTTGGATTACCGGCAAACCCGCGGCAGTTGCCGCAGGAACAAGCCTGTTTTTAAAGAATGTGATTATGTTTTTTTCAAGCGTCTCAATTTCACTCATAGGTTTTTGTCGATGCTGTCAATGACAACATCCGTGATTTTGTGTGCGCTGCTGTATGCCGTAAAACCGGGTTTCATGAACTCATGCGACGTACCAATCCAACGCGCCAAATAGTTAAGGCTCCCGCGTATCCCTACACCGGGACGTATATACCATGACCGTGTTTTTCGGTCATAAAACGCCTTTACGCTGTATGCGGTAGTCCCCGTCACATATTGCAAGGCTTTGCCATGCAACCAACTTTGCCTGATGTAATAAGAAAAATCATGGGCATAATCCCCAAGGCTATGCCGAACCCAAGTAGGGAGTTTTTTTCGCAACCGTTCAACCTGGTCTCCAGCATTCCCTGTTACGGTAATCTTTATGTTCATCAGGCTATCGGCTCCAGTTTGTAGCGCGACAATAGGCGTTGCACGACAAGAGGCGGCAGGCTTTGCTCAATACTTTCAACCCCGCCGTCATTCGTCCTGTTGGATATGCCAACCTGTGAAGTCTGCAACAATTTCGTAGCATACTGACAGGTCATCGCAACCCCGGCTTCAATGTCTTTCGGCAAGGTCTCCCAGCCTGCGCTGTACACAACCTTTATGACATCACGCCCGGAAACGTTGGCAAATCCTGAAGCAGGATACAGAATGATGATCCCTTTTTCTTTGTCTATGCGGTATGCACTCGAATCAACCGCATCCGTAAAATTCCTGTCATTTGATATATACAAACTGACAGCTGTTACCGGATATACTTTCAGGGATAACGTGTCACACGACATCCCGTCAAAATACTCGGTATGATCCACAACCGCAAAACTATCCCTGCACATATATCGAAGGCATGCACGCTCTGCTACATCAAGCATGTTCTGGAAGAGCACGCTTGAGTTTTCAGAGTATGTAATGCCATAGCTTGCAAGCGTAGCCAAAGCGATTGTGGACATACTTACCTTATGCCGCCGCAGTGATCTTCAAAACCTTGAAAGCTTCAAGGATGGAGGGTTTCCCATCACCACGATACAATGCCTGCATGCCAACCTGATCGGTCTCCGCATACAACTCATACAACATCTTCACCGCAAAAGAAACACGGTCAGCGATGTGATAATAGCTGAAATCTCCGCCGACAATCACTTCACCACCAGCAGCCGCAACAGCCTTGAGGTCTTTGACAACCTTTACCGGCACGCCATTGATTTCCGTAAGCGGGGTATTCTGCTGGAAAATGTAACGTCCGTCAGCATCCTTGAAATGCTTGATGGTGTTTCTGGTGCTTTCCTTCATCAGCAAAATCGCATTATCCATATAGTCATCAATGCTCTCGATGAAGTTGTCCACGTTCTCATAGGTGAACGCGTCAACATCGGCAAGCGTCGTAACGTTCGGGGTGCCATCCTCCGCCTCAAGAGCGGTCACAATCCCGGTAATACCACTGGTACCACCTGCACCATACAGGATTTCGTGATCCTCGAATTTCGACATGGCTTTGGTGATTTTGCCAACGAGATACGCCTCAACATCAACGGCAGAATCCTTCAACATTTCGCTGGAAACCTTGACGATTCCACCAATCTTGAATGCACCCAGTTGTTTCGCGTCAAGTTTCGTGTCGGTTTGCGCGATTGCGGCATTTTCCGCCACATATGCGACGGTCATATCATCGCCATCAATGGCAATCGAATATGTACCCCCGCATTTGTGCACGGTACAGTACTGCCGCAAACGTGCAAGTTTGTATACGCCTTCATCAATCTTGGTTGCAACCTCATTCGGGATGATGGATGCGAATGCGGCAGTGGCGGTTACGGCTTCCGTTAATTTCTTGAAGAAAGCCTGTGATTCAGTCAGTTTCTGTTTCCCGTCCTTTGCACCCTTGTCTTCGTCTTCAAGCAAATGATTGGGATCACTGTTCCCCCCATTGCGGTTTTCATCAATCTCGCCTTCCTCAAGTTCGTCAACCTTGCCCTGAAGGTCAGCAACAAGGTCTTCACACAGCTTGTAAGCGTCAAGGTTCTCCTTTGTGTTCTCCTTCAAGAACACTTCATATGCGGCATCCGCCTTCTTGATGGCTTCTTCAAGCCTCGCTTTCAATCTTTTCATTGTT